TACGTTGACAAAAGACGTAGGTAAGGCAAAATTATTGGAAGAAAAGCTGAGTCAGAGACTTACGCTTTTAGATGGAGAAATTAGGGTGACTGATGACTCAGGTCAACTGACAGTCAGTTCACTCGACGATTTGGTGACAACGGTTAAGAACGATTTCCCGTTCTTAGTCGATGGAATCCAAGCAACTGGTGGCGGGGCCACTCGTTCACAAGGCAGGGCCGATGTGGGCAATCGACAAATCAGCCGTACTGACTTTGAGGCATTATCGCAGGGCCAACGCGCCCAGTATCTCAAAGAAGGTGGCAGAGTTTTTAATGATTAAGGAGAGGCCACATGGCTAACGTATTAACGGATCTAGCGGCAGACATCTACAAAGCCGCCGACGTGGTAGGACGGGAGCTTGTAGGCTTCATTCCTGCATCTACTATCAACGCTAACGGTTCAGAGCGTGCGGCGAAGGGTGACGTAGTTCGTGCATCATTCACACGCGAAGCATCAGCGGTTGACGTAACAGAGTCTATGACTATTCCGGAAGGAACAGATCAGACTGTGGACAACAAGACGCTGACAATCTCTAACGCTCGTGCAGTTCAAATCCCTTACACTGGTGAAGACATTCTCCACCTGAACAACGGTATCGGATACGAGACTGTGTATGGTGACCAGATTGCTCAAGCAATGCGTACTTTGACAAACGAAATGGAACAGGACTTGTGGGAAGAAGCCTACACCAACTCTTCTCGTGCGTTCGGTACTGCTGGCACGACTCCGTTTGGCTCTAACTTCTCAGAGATTGCTGAGATTCGCCAAATCCTCGTGGACAACGGTATGCCACAAAACGATGGTCAAGTATCACTCGTGATGAACACTCTTGCAGGAACTAACCTGCGTCAGTTGGCACAGCTCCAGCAAGCAAACACTGCTGGCGGAACTGACCTTCTGCGTCAGGGCGTATTGTTAGACCTTCAAGGTCTGTCAATCCGTGAGTCTGCACAAGTCGGTCTTCACACCAAGGGTACAGGTACTAGCTACCTCTTGAACGACGCATCTTCTGCTATTGGTGACACAACAATCGCGGCAGACGGTGGTTCAGGTACTATCCTTGCAGGTGACATCGTGACTTTCGCAGGTACTTCTACCAAGTACGTCGTAAACTCAGCTCTGTCTGGCGGTTCATTCACCATCGGTGGAACTGGCTTGACTGCGGCTGAAGCGGATGACGATGCAATCACTGTTGGCGACAGCTACACAGCGAACATCGCGTTCCATCGTCGCGCTCTTGAGTTGGCGGTTCGTGCGCCAGCAGTACCACAAGGCGGAGACACAGCAGACGACGCTTTGACAGTTCAAGATCCAGTTTCAGGATTGGTCTTTGAAGTCCGTGTTTACAAGGGCTATCGTAAGACTATGATTGAAGTTGCCGCATCTTGGGGCGTTAAGGCTTGGAAGTCTGACTTCATTGCCACACTTGCTGGCTAAAAGTAGCGGGGGCTTCGGCCCCCGTTTTTGATGAGGAAGCTAACAATGGCAGAATCAAAGACTACCGCGAAGAAGCCAGCGGTTAAGAAAGCGGCTCCAAAGAAAGAATCCAATGCTCTCGTCAAGATGATTCGTGACGATGGCAAAACAGCAGATGTTCATCCATCAATGGTTGAAGACTACAAGTCAGGCGGTTACAAGGAAGCCTAAAGATGGCTAAGAAAGAAGCTGAAAAAGTTGAAGTGCAGGAAGAGGTTGTCGTCCAGAAGAAGACTGCCCCTACTGGTACGACTAAACTGGTTCATGCAGATGGACGCATTGCGTACGTGTATGAATCAATGATTCCGGCGTATAAGTCAGGTGGATTCAAAGAGGAAGAGTAATGGCACTTGTAATCGAAGATGGTTCAATCGTCAGTGGGGCTAACTCTTACATTACTCTGGCAGAATATCGCTCATGGGCTAACTCAAGAGGGATAACTGCTGACCTATCTGACGCGATCCTCGAAAGATACGTTCTACGTGCTATGGATTACTTTGAGCAATTATTGTTCATTGGCAATAAGGCGAATGAAAACCAAGCTCTTCAGTGGCCTCGTACGGAAGCCCTGATCGACGGTTACTATGCAGATGCTACAGAGATACCGCCAACCGTAAAAACGGCCTTGTATGAGGCCATTAAAGTTGAAGCAGATGGTTATTCAGAACTAAATAACCAAGAGCGAAAGACGATACGCGAGCGAGTAGGCGATATTGAAGTGACGTACGCGAGCAACAGCGAGAATCGTACGTTGACTCCTGCCCTAACTAACGCCCTCAGAAAAATCGTCCAGTCTTCCAATGTTGTGAGCCGTGCATAATGGTGAATTACACTCGCCTACAGAATAGTGCTGGAGCGATGCTTCAGAAGTTCGGGAGACAAGTAACATTCACTCGTACGACTGATGGTGACTTTGATGCCGAAACTGGCACGAAGACGCAAACAACAACGACGTTTACAAAGTTTGCTTGCGTGTTTAATTATTCTGCGGAAGAGATAGCTTTGAACAATATTGAAGTCGGTGATCGACGAGTGTTAGCTGAAGGACACGCCTACAAGGTAGGCGATACTGTGAGCTTAGATAGCGAAAATTATCGTGTAGTATCTGTCTCAAATATTCAGCCAGCAGGAACGATTGTCGCGTGTAACTTGCAGGTGAGAAAATGAGCAAAATTGGCAAACAAGTTGAAGATGCGGGATTTTCTCTTATCAACAGAGGGAAGCGAGAAGTTCGTAAGATTATTCGCTCAGTTGCTAAAGAAGTCATCATGGGTACTCCAGTAGATACTGGTAGGTTGAAAAACAACTGGTACGCAAGCAACCGAAAAGTCCCAACGCAAACCACGCTGGCGACAGATCCTTCGGGAGCAAACTCTATGGCACGAGTCGATAGAGCTTTGACGCGCCTGAAACTAGGTCAAACTTTCTACATGGCAAATAACTTGCCCTACGCAAGAGTCGTTGAATATGGAGGGTATCCGAATCCTCCAAAGAACCCAACAGGGAAAACCGTCAACGGTTTCTCTAAACTTGCTCCTCAAGGTATGCTCAGAAAAGCAGTACAACGAGGGATTGCTGGTTTGGCGCGAGGCAAGTAATGGCAACTCACTTCAATGACATACAAGCGGCTTTAGACGGTAGATTGGCGACACTGAGTGGCGGTTATTCTATTGCTTGGCCTAATACAAAGTTTGAGCCAGAGGCTAATCAAACTTTCATAAGCCCTTCATTTTTACCAAATACAACTGCACAGGCGGGGCTTGGCACGAATGGTAAAGATGAGACAAATGGTATCTACCAAATAGATGTTGTTTACCCAGCAGGAACGGGGCGTTCGACGATTCCGGATTCTGTAGCAGATCATTTTAAGAGAGGCACTGTTTTGTCTTATAATGGTCTAAATGTCAGGATTCGGTCTGCTTCGATTGATCCTGCTGTGACTGAAGGTGCGTTTCATTTCGTGCCAGTGACAGTCGATTTTCAAACGTACACTGACGCGAGGTAAAGGAAATGACTATCGCAAATGGCGCACAACACTCCCTGCACTACATTGCAGAAAGCACCTATGGAACAACTCCATCGACACCAACGTGGACTCCGCTTCCTCACACTGGCACGACACTGGCATTATCGAAAGATGGTATCGAGTCGGAAAAGTTGCGCGGAGATAGGCAGATCGAAGATTTCCGTCACGGCAACAAGTCTGTGGCTGGCGATGTATCTGCTGAAATGGAATATGGCGCGTTCGATGACGCACTTGAAGCAGTCATGTGCGGGTCTTGGACTACGAATGTCCTTAAAACTGGCACGACTCGTCGATCGTTTACTTTAGAGCGTAAGTTTGCTGACCTAGACACTGCTGAGTTTCATCGTCATACGGGCTGTGAATTTAACTCACTGAGCCTATCGATTGCTCCAAACTCAATGGTTACGGCATCGTTGAGTGTTGTGGGTAAAGATATTTCTCTGGCTACTACAGAGATTGCGTCATCAACGTATTCTTCTGACGTAGGGAATACTCCATTCGATTCATTCACTGGGTCAATTACTGAAGGTGGATCTTCGATTGCGACGGTTACCAGTTTGGACATTTCGATTGAGAATGGACTTGAGCCATTATTTTCAATCGGGTCTGACACCACAAATCGTCCTTCGATTGGAAAGTCTCGCGTTACTGGTTCATTGACGACGTACTTTGATAGCAAAACCTTGTACGAAAAGTTCATCAATGAGACTGCCTCAGAGATTGTGTGTACTTTGACGGACGTTGATGGCAATAGTTTGCAGATCGATATTCCTAACGTAAAGTACAACTCAGGACAACCGGACGTATCAGGTGAAGGGGCTGTCACAGTGA